CGGTAAATGTACTAAATGCGCCGCAGGTCAGGGCGTCCGCGTCCAGGTCCACAATGCCCTCCGGCAGCGTGGTGGTGTTGATGGACCCCACCGCGCCGATCAGGACGGCCACGGCGTTGTGGTCGTAGTCCATGGGCGCCTCCGGCAGCGTGGTCACGGAATAGCCCGGATCCAGGTAGCCGGCAAAGATCAGGATCTCCTCCTCAAAGGTGTAAATGGTGATCACTTCATCCAGCCAGCTGGACAGGCGTTTCACGTTGGCCAGGACCCGCCGGAACTCCGCCAGGTCCGTGGGATCCACCTGCCCGCCGTCGCCCACATACGCCCGGAAATGGTGGGGGTTTCCGTCATAGTCAAACCATTCTTCTATGTAGCCGCTGCCGAAAATGGTTTCTATGATCTGGTTACAGGCCGCCGGGGTGCCCATGCGGGCGTAAAAGGTCAGGGTCCCCTCGATCAGCGCCCGCTTGACCTCAATGGAAAAATCCTGATTATAGGCCGGGGTCCGCAGTTCCACCGCCAGCACGTCCAGAATATGCTCCGGCATATCATCCACGGCGGCGTATATCCGCACCCGGTCCGCATTTATGCACAGCTTTTCAACCTGGCGGCCCACCGCATAGGCAAAAGCCTGGGTTTCCAGTTGGCTGGCCAGGTTCTCCGGCATAATGTCCGTGAAACGGCTGCCCCGTAGGTCAATCATCCTCCAGCCCTCCATAGCGGACGGCCTGGCCGGTCAGCAGCGCCACGGACTTGGCGCCCACGATCTGGTGGGCGGGGGCGGCCATTTCCACCCGCTTGGCCCCCGCCGCCATGACCATTTCCCCCAGCTTGGAGGGGTTAATGTCCCGGCCTATGGCCCGCTGCCATGCGGTATATTGACCCACAGCGGCGGCCACGGCGGTCTGAATATCCACGGCCCGGTTGCTGTCGCTCCGGTTGATGTAATAGGTCAGGTCGATGGAGTATTCCACCTCCGCCGGGGCGGCCACCCGCACCAGGTCCGTCATGGGTCTAATGTTGTTGTCCCGCAGGTAGTTCTCCAGGCCGGTGATCATTTCCTCCGGCGGTTTGCTCCCGTCCGTCATAAGGAAATAAAGATCCACGGTGCCCGCCGCCTGGTCGCTCACCACCACCACGTCCCCCACGTTCACGTTGAACTTTTTGGCGTGGTATTGATAGTTAGCCTCCGGCCCGGCGGTGGAGTAGGATCCGGGGAACAGATAGACCCGCTCCGCCAGGTGGTCGTCGCTCTCTGTTTCTGCTCCGCCGGCGGTTTCCTTGACATTGGACACGCTGGCCATGTAGGGGATAGGGTCCACCAGTATGGACAGTTTCCCCTCCGCCAGTCCGTTTCCCACGGTTCCGGTCACGGTACAGGACGCGGGCACGTCCACCGTCATTTCCCCCGCCGGGATCTCCATGTATGTGGTAGTTTCAAAGTACACGGACCAGTCCGGCACCGCCGCCCTGGTGCCCACCGGGATCCCCGTGGCCGCCTCCCGCTCCGCCGAAAGAGTAAAGCGCAGGGTGGTGGTGGCTGCCGCCTGCGGTTCCCGTGTCAGCCCCTTAAAGGCCGCCAGGTGGTCCAGGAAATTGGAATAGCTGTATTTCAAAAGGTTCTGCTTGCCCGCTCGGTCAATGTACTGCAGGGCGTGGTAGATTTGCGCCGCCGCCGCGTATAACTCCATGCGGTGGGGGCTGGCGCGGTCCAGGGTCAGCGGGCGGCCAGTGGCCTGGGACATAAACGCCTCATAGTCCACCACCATTTCCCCGCGTATTTCCTCCACCGTTGCCCCGTCAATGAAACTAACGTCCGGCAGGTTCTTCACCACCGAAATTTCAGGCACGGGTGATCACCACCTTTGGCTTGATGTGCCCTTGTTCTCCATAATTCCATGTAACCTCATAGACCCGCACCCATGGAATGAACTGCGGGACCTTTTTCGTTACCTCCGCCGTGTATAGGCTTTTTACCACCTCCGGGGGCTTGTCCACATAGTTCTGTTGGATCCCAAACTCCCGATCCAGCGGCATGGTGCCCACCTGGGTGGACAGCAGCAGGGCCAGCTGCCGGTCCAGTTCCGCCAGGGCGTTGTCCTGGAACGTGTATTCCAGCTTGAAGTCGTACAGCTGCAAGTTGGTCCCGTGTGTCATGTGTATTCCTCCAGGGTAATGGTCAGGTTTGCCTTGGCCAGTTCGCCGTGGCCGTACATATCCCCCCATGTTTCACTGGAGGCGGTCAGGCGGAACGGGTGGCGGCCCACCGGCCTGCCCTTTATGATCAAATATTCCGCGTCGCCGCTCTCCACCATGCGCTCCACCAGTTCCAGCATTTTGCGGGGCTTGACGCCCAGGCCGGCGGACAGGGTAATGGGCAGGTTGATCTTTTGGTTGCCCGCCCCCAAAAATTCCTTTTTGGGTTTTACGCCCATGACCTCATGCTCCACCCACCGCCCGGAAACCTCGCGGGTCATGCCCTTAAAGGTCAAAACGGCGCTGTCGCTCACCTGAAAGACGATCCCGCCCAGCGATCCAATGGCCACAGCTTACCCCCCTATCCTCACATTTCCGCTGCCGTCCTGGACCGTCCCGCCGATGGAAACGGCGTCCCCGATCCTGGCGGCGGGCTTTTTGTTAATGAATACCGTGGAACTCCCGGCGGCGATCACGTCCTGGTGTCCGGGGTGTGTGACACAGCCGTGGGCGGCGTAGTGGTCCCCCACCCGGCCAGCGCCCCGTCCGTTTATATTCACGTCCGGGCTATACTCCACCAGGGGAACAGGTGGGCAGGCGTCGTGTCCGGTGCATTGGTCCCCTTTTCGCGTTGCTGCTGGCATGGTCCCCGCCTCCTTTAGTTCAGGTCTATGGTCTTTCCGTTGATCGTGATAGCACCGCCCGCCGTAATGTTCAGGGTGCCGTCACAGTGGATCGTCAGGTCCTTGGCCTTGCCGTCATAGCGGACCATGGCCACGCCGGGGGCGCGGTCCATGTCCAGGCGGTACAGCTTTTCCGCCCCCTCCGGGGGCTTTGTTTTTTCGCTCCAGGGACGGCCCAGGACCACCCCGGCCTCGCTGCCATTGGACAGGTGGAGGACTAAAACCTGGTCGCCCACCTCCGGCATACTGTAAACCCCGGAAAAAACCGTGGACAGAATGGGGATCATGCGGGTCACGTCGTCGTCCTTTTCGTGGTACACCACCCGCACCATACCGGCGGCGTGGTCCACGTCGGAAACCTTGCCCAGCCGGATCTCCTTTCCCATGGCCTCCTCCTTTTCTCATTCCACCAGGGACAGGTCCAGGTCCATGGTGTAGCCGCTGCCGCCGATGTGGTGGGTGATCTGGTCAATGTAATATTTCCCGGACAGTTTCCCCAGGCCCACCATGGCCACGCATTGGGAGGCCACCAGGGAGGCAGTGCCCGTGATGGTCACGGACATTTTTCTGGTCCCGTGGTTGGCGTTTGCCACCGCCGCCTTGATCTTGCGCTCCGCGTCGGCTTTGTTGTCCGCCTTGCCGGACAGTTTTAGGATCCGGGGTCCGCCTCCCACGTTGACCTTTATTTCCTCCTCGGTGGAGGGGTCCGTGTAGGTGTATTCCCCGCCGGTGTATGTCCCGGCCAGCTTTTGGTTGCTGCTCCATGATTGGATCATGTCCGGGGTTATGATGGCCACCGGCCCCTTGGCTTTGTATGCCTCCCGGTCAAAAACCACAATTTTTTTGGAATAGACTTTCATGGCCAGGCCGTATGTACTGCACAGGTCCATGAAAAAATTGCAGTCCGTTTGTTCCGATTGCTCTATGGTCTTGATCTGAATGGGGCCGCCCTCCACGTCATAGGACAGGGACACACCCGCCCGGCCCGCGATCTCCTTTCCGATCTCCTCCACGGTGACATTTTCCCAGGTTTTGCTCCGCTCGGTTTCCCGGAAAGAACTGTCCGCAGGGACGGACACGCCGGAAATGGTCCCCGCTACTGGCCAGCCGGAAAAGCTGAAATTATGCAGCACAAAGGACCCGCATGGCAGGATCCTGGTGTCACCCTCTCCGGCCCAGTCGTGGGCCTTGATGGTGGCCGCCAGGGTGTCCCCGACGGTAGGAAACCACGGCCCGATCCACTTTCCAGCCCGGTCATGGATCGAAACGTCCAGGCTGTCCGCCTCTCCGCTGGCCGGGTCTGTATAGGTCACGTCCTTTTGGTAGCCGCTCATTTTCCCGGACACAGCCGCGCCGTTCCAGATCAGATCCACATACGCCCGCCGTGTCCTCATGCCTCGGTCCTCCATATCGGCAGATTGTCCGCCGTGCTGTCCTCCGGCGGGTCAGGCGTCTGGAGGACCACCCCCGCCGGAAACCGGAACGTGTCCAGGTGTGGGTGGTTATGCTCCATCAGCCAGCCGGTATATTTCACGCTGCCATATACCTGGTGTGCAATAGCGTCCCAGGCGTCCCCCTGCCGGGTGGTATATGTGCCTGCCATGGTCCGCTCCTCCTTAATGCGTGGACGCCCTTAAATCCTTGCGGCGTTCCTCCGCTTTTAATTGCTGGTATAGCCTTTTGAACTCCGCAAAACTGATTTGCCCAGCCTCTTTTGCCTGCTCCGGTGTTGTGTCGCCGTAGAAATTGAACACGGGGGCAAACGTGATAGTGTCCACACCTCCGCCCGGTGGGTTTTGGCCTCCCTCCGGCGGCGGGCTGTCGTTTCCTCCGCCGCTCGGCGGCTCCGGTTGGTCCGTGGATCCCGCTCCTCCCATGTCAGGCCCCTGCGGGCCTGGTTTGTTGTTCTTGGTCCAGTCGTCCAGCATTTTGGCTAGCTGGGCCAGCGGTGCCTCCTCCGGTTCGTCCTCCCAGTTTCCTATGTTCTGGACCTCTGGCGTATTGCTGGCCCCCTGGAGCATGGCGGACAGTTCTGCCAGTTGTCCCGCATTGTTCGCGCCGGTGTTTACCACGTCCGGGACCTC